CCTTGGCGTGTTGCACTACCTTGAAAAACCACTCGAAGTGACCAGAATGATCAAACATCACTGCGCCTCGACTTTCTCGATGTAACTCTGCAAATAGTTTGCCGTCACTGTGGTTTCCGCGCAGTCCTGCGCAATTCGGGCGGCAGGAGGTATTGCGTTGGGGTCGGTTCCAGCATTGAAGGGTCGATCTTGGGCGGGCGCGGACACTCCACTGCCACCGGAACTTCCACCGGCTGCGACGCGCAACCGCTCGCGGTTAGCATCAGTACGCACAGAAGCAAGGGCAGCAGCCCACCCTGTGTGGGTTTGTTCGACGATGATTTCATTTTTCAACTCCGTGGCTTGCGCCTTGGCCTTGGCAAGGTCTCCGGCGGACTTCGTGAGCGAAACGAACGCTTTGTGGTTCGCGGTACACGTCTCCAACTCGGCCCTGAACTGCTTCACCCTGGCGTTCGCACCGAGCAGGAGTAGCGTCAGGGCAACCAGTGCAACGACCATGCCGAGCAGCAGGTATCGGGTGGGAGTCATCATGGCGAGCATGCGGCGGCTCCAATGTCGATGTGCTCAATGTTCTCGGAATCGAGCGCAGTCTTCAGGTTGCGGATTGCCTTCTGCACGTCATCCCGAGCAAACCTCAGCGTGGCAAGGGCAACGCGGGAAGATGCGGAGTGCTGCGAGTTCTCAATCGGATCGGGCTGCGCTGTGAGCGCCTTTTCCTCGGCAGCAATCAGAACGCCGATGCGCCGTTCCGAGTCGCAGAGGGAAGTGATCTCGGAGGAAATGATGCCGCGGCGGAAGGTGTTCATGCGCCCTCCAGGCAGAGTGCCTGTTCAGCCGCACGCCGCTTTGTCAGGCCGGGCAAGGCAACAAGAACACCGGCCACGCGCGCCTTGTTCCACTTCGGCAGTTCGTTACACGCCGCCGCGTAGTTTCCCGCGTAGAGGTACTGGGCCGCGCGTGACTGCGCCTTGTTGCACGCGACCGTCGGCCCCATGTTGAATACGGCGTCTCCGAAAGCGGCGAGAACTGGAACAGGTAGATCAGGGTGGCAGCGGTCGACCGCCTCCATCGCCGTCAGCATGTCCTTTGATAGAAGCGCCTTGCACTCGTCGAGGCTGTACTTGACGCCCTTCTTCACGTCGCTTCCTGTATGCCCATAGCAGACGGTGAGAATGCCCGGAGGGTCGTAGTACGCGAACTGGCGAACCCCCTCAGAGCTTGCCGTCAGTGCCACGACCGAAGCAATAGCCGTACCGACCTTCTGGTTACGGGTCATAGTCATCGTAGTTCCCCCTTCTTCTGTGCCACGTTGCCGCCGACGTAGACCGTCAGGGCCAGCGAAACGACCGTGACCCACATGCCGCCGTCGACCAGATCGAACCACCGTAGAAACGTGCCGAGCAGCACGATCAGCAGCGTCAGGAGGAACTTGCGAGACAGGTAGCGCGGGTTTGTTACCACTAAATCACCCCTTCGTCTTTTTCCTTGCTGGCGTCCTGAATATCGCGCTGCGCGACGAAGCGTGCCAGCAGGGCCAGCGTCACGATGACGAACGACAGCAGGGCGAACGAGCCGCGCGGCAGCACGAATTCGGCGTAGGGCAACACCGCCTCGCAGCCGGAAAGGATCGAGGCGATTGCCATCAGGCGAACAGACCACGCCTTTCGTGCAATGAGTTTCCAGTCAGGTATCAGGTTCAATGCAGCACCTCCGAAGGTTGTTCGTCAGGAGATGCGTAGGCGGCAAGGCTATTGGCCTCCAGACGAAACGCCAGGGCAATCACGGCGAATTTCAGTGTGGCGATTTCCGCTTCAAGAACGGCGATGCGCTCATCCGTGTTCATTTGACTTCCAGCACGACTTTGCGGCCGGCGTCCTCGGCTACTTCGAGACGGGCAAGCAGGGCGCTTGTGCTAGCAGGTGATGGAATGACGCCATGGCGACCGCGTACTCCACCCAGAATGACATCGCACTCAGAGAAAGGGCCAAGCCATCCGAGACCAACTGCGTCGGGAAGTATCTTTCCGTGGTGAGGGGAGTATTGCGTGACGACCTCATATCGTCCAGGCTGTAGATTTGGGCGTCCATTTCCGGCTCCGGCAAAGCAAAGTCTCAGGTTGTCGACATAGAGTTCGCTGTTCTCGATGCGTAGGTTCATCGTGGCCTCCGATTCAGAACCCAGGAGTCTTGATGCTTCGCGCCGCACGACGAAGCCGCTGCCGATGCTGCTGCGCTGTCTTTGGCGTACCGAATGTGCGAGCAAACTCTGCGTCGTGACGCTCTGCCGCGGACGGATCGTATGTGTCAGCATCCTGCTTGAGATAGGCCAGCTTCAGCGCCCAATCCAGCATCTTGGCGTGATACTTGTTCGGAATCTCCGGCTCGTCGCTATCGTCCTGCAGCGCATCGGCGTAGCGATAAACTTCCAGTGACAAGGTAGCGACTGTCGAAGGCGTGGCATCGAGAACAAATGTTCCGTCTTCGTCAATCCGGTATCCCTGCAGATCATGGTGGCGACCGAATTGCTGATGGTACACAAATCCTGATTCGCGTTCTGCCAGGCGCAGCAACTCTGGCTCGTCAAGCGCAACACCATCTTTCGACGTGACCAATGCCGCATTGACGCGGATGATGCTTTTGTCGAGCGCGTAGTCAGTCACGCCCACAGCGACATCTACTGTGAAAGACTCGCGGTCATAGATCATCAGGCCGCGATCAACCGCCTCGATCAGCGCTTCGTTGATGTACCCGTCGACTTCTCGATCGCTCCACAGGTATGGCTTTTTGGTGTCGCATACGCGGCCCCTGAAGTCAGAACGAAGCTCACCGAGATTCATGTCAGGCGTTTTCCAGGTTCTCATGCGCCATGACCAGGCAATTCTGACGCAGCCGTGATTCGGACAGTCCGATCACGTCTCGCTCAGAGACGCCTATCTTGCGGGCATGGGCCTTGAGTTCGTCACCGGTCAAATCATGGACCGAGCGACTGATTGCAAAACTTGCCGGCTGCGGTGAAGCAACCGGCGCAGATTCAAAAACGGCACCCAAAGATGCCGCTTGATTCGCACTCCTGCGCGGACGGCCCATGCTTAGACCCCGTTGCGTGCAGCGCGGGCCAGCAAGGTCATGCGGATGTTGGTTCCGACAACCAGGGTGGTCAGGGTGCCGACGATCTTCAGTCCGATGCCACGGTCGTTGTCTGCCGGAGCAAGGTGAGCCAGGTTCGGCTTGACAGCCCGGACCAGGCCGGCAGCACCCTGGCCGGTCGTATTGGCCGCAAACGCTTCGTTGCCCTGGGTACGAGCCGTGCCCGTTGTGACGCCGTAGTTGCCGGAAAGCACGCCGCAGTCAGCCGTCCATGCCGCAGCGGCGGACGCATCGTAGGCGACCAGGACATCCACCGGGACATATCCGGCGGGGAGGCCGACCATTTCGATGATTTCGCCAGTGACCATGCCGGTGACGGTGGTGAAGTCGCCGACAATGGCAATGGTTTCGGTGGCGCCATCGGCGGACACCAGCGGCTCGTTGTTGACGATTTGCTTGGATTGGTAGAAAGCCATGTTGGATTCTCCTTACGCGATGGCGGTGTAGGCGGTGTCGATCGACTGAACACCGAAGTCCATGCCGTTGAACTGGTTCTTGATCCAGCCGGCGATCATGCGGGTGATGACAACTTCTTCCTCGCCGTGGTCAAGGTCGGAATCGGTCAGCTCGTAGCGCACGCCGCCACGCTGGCCCTTGGTGCCGTAAGCAACCGAAATTGCATGGGCGCCGAGGAACAGGTTGCGGACGGTCGGGACGATGGTCGAGCCGTTGCTAGTGTGCACCGAATGCTTGACGCAGGTTTCGTGCTCCATCAGCAGGACGCCGGAGTAGTACGACTGGCCGGCAGTGAAGATCGGCGACTTGGCTCCAACTGCGGCAGCCTTGGCCTTCTCAAGCGTCAGCCAGCCGGCATCGCCGACTTCGCGACGCAGGTCGTACATCGACTCGGGCGCAGCCAGCATCACGAAAGCCTTCTGGCCGTCAACGTTGATCGGCTCCATGCGGGCACCCTGGGCGGTTTCGACGCCGAGCATCTTCTTGGCGCGAACAACGGCGCGGTCGATGATGGCGGTCGACAGGTTGGTATCGCCGGCACCAGTCAGCGTGGAGGTCGTCTTGCCGTTGCCGATGATCAGGTGTGCCGAATCGGGCGTGATGAAGGCATTCGGGAATCCGGCGTAGCCAACCGGGTAATGCTGGATTTCCGTGCCGACACCGCGGCCGCCTGCTGCGGTCATGTGCGCCTGTTCGTCGTAGATTTCGGCCATGTAATCAGACAAGCGGGCCTTCACCTGATCGGTGACGCTGAAATTGACGCGCTTCTGCGTCATTACGTCACCGACGTTCACCAACTGGCGGTGCTTGTCGATGCGCATTTTCTGCGTGTAGTGAGCCAGCGATTGTTCGCGGCCCTCGCCCTTTTCCGACCCTTCGATCGGCTTGCCGCGGAGCTTGGCAATCAGGGTTGTCGTGACCTCGTCGCCAGGACCGGACTCGAGGTCCATCTTGTGGACGACCGGCAAAGCATCGGCTTCGCTGCCAGTCATTTTTTCCCAGAAGGATTTCTTCTTGGAGTCGATGGCGACTTCCGCCGCCCAAACCTTCAATGCCGATGCATCGGTCGGCAAAATCGAAGTGCGTGCCATGTCATTATTCTCCTAAACAAGCACATGACGCACTCCTGCGCATCAACTGCCGGAATGCCGGCGATTACACGGATTGCTCCGCAGTCATACGGCTTTCGCCGGGTTCGTTTTTCCGGCGCGAGATTTTCGTCTCGTCCGGCGCTACAACTCTGAGTCTTACCTTTCGTCCGCTCTTTTGCTCTGCCGTCACGGCAACGTTTCCAGCAAACAGCGTTTCGCCCACCTCGATTTCATGGACGACACCTTGAGCCATTACGCGGCCCTCGATAGTTTCTTGCGGTCATCGGCCGACAGCCGGCCAACGTACTTTTCCAGATCCTCGCCTTCGAGCATACCGATCTTCTCGGCGCGGTCATCGCCGACCGGCGCAGGCGCAGCAGCGGGCAGGTTGCCGATGGTGCGAACGGTCGGCGGAACTTCCTTGGCCCGGGGCGCCTCGACAGGCTTCAGGCTCGGCGCATTTCCGCCGATGCGCTGACGAACCAAGCGGTCGGCTTCGTTGAGCGCCCATTCATAGCCTTTTTCCGGCGCCGACGTGCGCAAATCGGCCACGGTGGCATCGAGCAGCCTGTACATGATTGTGTCTTCGTACAGCTTCGCTGCCGGCTTGTCGAAGAATTGCCTGGTGATGCGCGCATTGAATTGCTGCTCGATCTCGGCGTTCTGCTTGGCGGCCCACTCGGCTTGCTTTTGGTCGATCAGCAGCTCGGTGCGCTTGCTTGAAATTTCGCGCATGGCGCGCGACAACTCGGGCGCGTCGATTTCACCGTCATTGAACTGCGCTTCAAGCGCAAGCTCCCGCTCGTTCAGCGCGGCAATCTGCTCGGCAACCCCTTCCGGCGCCGAGGCATCGAACTGCGGCACGAACCCGGCCGGCTGAATAACTTCTTCTGCGGCATCGTCGGCAACCTGCTCACCATCGCCCGGCTCGGCGGCGCCATCATCAGACTCGGCAGAATCAACAGGCGCAACTTCTTCCGAGGTCGTTTCTTCGGCCACGGTTTCCGGTTGCTGCGCGGCAAGCACCGCCTCTTGTTCGTCTGGAGTCAGGGTAGAAAGTTCTTCTGCGGAAATGGTCACTGCGTCGCTCCTGCGGGTTTAGTGTCGATCATTGCAATGATGCTACATCGCCAGCCAGTATTTTTTTGTAGTCATCACAACGTTCCTCCCTCTGGGAATTGGTCGCCCGTCGTGCAAGTCGTCATTTAATTACGCCGTCTGGTCTCATGGTTTCAATGCCGGACATCTCTCCTGTGCCGGCCGTCGCCGGCAGCATCGGGCTGGTATTGGTCGGGAAATCAACTTGCGGTTGTTGGGCAACCGGAGGAACCGGAAAATTCGGGTCATCACCACCAGGATTCGGGTCACGATAGCCAGCGCCCTTCATGATCTCGTCTGCAATCGGCGCCACCTGCGGCATCGTGGCAATCACCTGTGCACCCTGCATTGCAGCATAGGATGTTTCTGTGCCTGCCTTGACGGCTGCCGCTTCTATCTGCTTCGTCTTCGCCCGCAGGTTTTCAAGCTCGGCACGCAAGCGATCAACTTCAAGCCTCTCAGCTTCGTCCTTCTTCGCCTGGTTCGCCTGACGCTGCGCCTCTTCTTCCGGCGTCGGCGTTTCGTTCGGGTCGGTCATGCCAGTGACAGCGCGGATGCGTTGCAGAACCAGGGTCTTGTTCGGCAGGTCGAATAGCTCGATGGCCACGTCGAGCAACGCGGTCACAATCTCCGGAGAGGTCGGGGCAAGCTGCTGCAACAGTTCCATCATGGACTCTGCCGCGGCCTGTTGCAGCGTCTGCTTCCAGTTCTGCTCGCCGATGATGAAGTTCGCCCGGCGCGCGGTGATGTCGTTGAGGATTTCTCCAGTCACCGGGTCCGGCGTGTTGATCTGCACGTACTCGCGCTTCTGGCGCTCGCCAGTAATCGAGAACTCTTTCGGCTGATTGTAATACTGCTCGATCAGCGACAGCGTGATCTCGCCCTCAAGCTGGCGCGCCAGCAGCATGTTGTCGAAAATCTCGGCAGTAAGCACCGACCCCTGGTCGACCTTCTTCTGCACGGCGATGCCACTGATTGCGTTCGTATCGCGCCCCAGGTTCTCGTTCGTCACGCCGGCCGCGTTGCGGATGATCGCGGTATCGGCATCCATCAGGCGAACGTGCGACTCGGCCACATCATTCTGGCGATCAGTCTTGACCTTCGCCAGGCCGCCACGCGCCAGCAGCACCATGCCATCGGGAGCCGAGTATTCTTCGCGCGCCTCTTCGGCGGTCATGATTTCGTCGTCAAACGCATCGTTCTCGGCGATGATCTGGGACTGCGACAGGATGTGCTGCACCTTTGACATACGCTTGTTGAGCGCATCCTGCGGCCCGCGAATGGCCCTGGCCACGCCATACGGCGCCCCATCGCGCTTGCGGCGATAGCACCAGAACGGGATGAACGGATATTTGTTGTGCTGGTACGGACTCGGCTGGTCCGTGATGATGTTCTTCTCGGTCAGGATCGACACGCGCATCTTCATGCGCACGCAATCGACTGACGACGGACCAATACCAACCCTTTCGGTGGTCGGCTCCCGATACCAGCACTCGATCAGCAACACGCGCTCGCGCAGGTTGTTAGCCCAGGCGTCCGAGTCATACATCGTGTACTTGCCTGGCATCGGCGTTCCGGTGCCGATGTCGTCCATCAGGTTGCCGTTCCACCATTCGAGGTAGCTCTGCGAATCAGATGAAACCGCTGCGGCGCGCAGTTCCCGCTCTTTATCCGGGAAATAAGCAATGGCCAGATCGAGGTCGACCATGCGGAAGCGGAACAGGTAGCGCGAATCATTGATGTCGCGCCGCTCGCCAAGCGAATCGTGCAGCATGCCACGCCAGGACTGGTAGCGCTGATACACAGGTTCGTCTTCCGGGTCTTCCGAGATTCCGACTTCGAGCCATCCCATCCCGGCCTTGAACACATCGTCAGCCACGGCCGAACGCTCGAACCCTGTGTTGTTCGCGTCATGCAAGTACTTCAGCAGCTTGGTCTTGACCTTGGCATCTTCTTCCGCTTCTTTAGATTCCTCGCGGGCATGCACCATGAAGTCCGTTCGCGTCCGGCGCTCGGTGCCGATCAGCCAGTCGATTGTCGACTTCGTTTCGTTGTAGACCACGGGAGCCTGGCCGCGGGCGCGCAGCACAGCCTTTTCAGAAGCGGTCCATTGCTCGGAGTCGTAGTAATCCTCGTCGAGCGCCATCTGATAGCGATTCACCGACTGCCGGCGCATTTCCTGCTGGAACCACGTCATCAACTGCGCGTGCTTCTTCATCTCGTCGGCCGGTTTCAGCGCCGGGCCGACCGCGACTTCCTTGCTCATATACTGGCCTCGCTCAAGACCTTGCCGTTCTGGTCCTTGTGGGTGATCTCCCAGAGCGCTTCCGGGCGGTCGGCAATGCGGACAGCGGATGGACAGGCTGGCATATGCAGAAGGTCAGGCATCCACAGCAACACACAATCACGAAGCGCCTTGGCCTCGATTTCCAGTAGTGGCTTCCCGAGAACCGGCAGGGCATTGATGATTTCCAGATAGCCGGCTGGCGTGATGTCTCCGGACGGGTCAGCATACTTGGCGGCCGAAGACAGGCATATCCCGAACACCCCGGCGTCAAGGCCGCCGCGTGCGGACCAGATCAGCATTGCCGGCTCGCCATCAACCCACTCAAGCGAGCAGTTATAGCCTCTGTGCGTGAAGGTTTTGAAGGATGCGGCGCCGCCGACACTGAAATAGCGACTTCCGTCAGACGATAGTATCGGATGTTCCAGGTTCATGCGCGCAGCCAGCTGAGGATAGTTGCGCGAATTGTGAACCGCCAGCCAGTATTTAAGCCGTTCGCCAATCTCTTTCCTTGCGATGCGCGCGGCGATCAGCCCTTGGAGGAACCCTGGCGAAGCGCTTCATCATCACCCCGTAGCGCGCCGCCGAAATTATGTCGTCCATCTCCTTGACGATCTTCCCGTCCTTGCGGTGATACAGGCGGAATTCTTCAAAGAACTCATCCAGGTGAGCGAATACCTTGAATCTCCCCGTCTGCATCCGGTCGAGCATTTCCAGCA